GCGTGGAAGGAACTACTACTCCAAGACAGGTCGTAACTAATTTCTTCCTTGGCTCGAATCTTACTTATAACCATCTTTCACATTACTCTAACATTGAAAGTAGCCCCACTCAATTTTCTGGCCGTGCCAGCAGTGATAGAAAAATTGTCGGAAAAACACCTAAATTATTAATAGGAGATTAAAATGGAATATTTAAAATTTAACAATTATAGTGAATTTGAACAATGGTTTAAAACAAAACGTTTTAGAAAAACTTGTAAAATTTCTCACTTTAATACAGCGCTTTTTACTGGTGGAATGGACGACCCTTTGTATTTACATATACTTGAAAAACCCATATATGATCTACCAGATGGTGAAATGGTGATACATTTAGATTTATTAACAGACGAAGAAAAACAAAATCTTACTAATTATGAGAGTACTAAAAGATAGTGAAAGATGTTTAGTTTACTTAGATGAAGTAAACCAACATGTAATTAAAGAATTTAAAGGACATAAATCTCAAACGAGGTTCCAAAATGAAGTTGATATTTTAAAATTTTTAAATGAAAAAAATTGTGATTTTGTACCACAATTAATTGAATCAGATAAAAAATCTTTAAAAACTGTCACTACTTATACTGGTGAAACTTTAGAGGAAATAGATGAATTTAAACATGCAGATATTCATAACAGGTTAGAATCACTTGGGGTAACTCATAACGATTCTCCCGCCAATCCAGACTCTTTTCATCCAAACCTTTTAAGACATTTAAGACCTGTTTCAGTAGAAAAAGATGAACAAGGTAGATTTCATGTAACTTATAAATCAATAACAGAGCAGCTTCGAATAATTAAAAGACCTAAAAATTTAACAATTAAAGATGATAAGCTTTATATAATTGATTTTGAATTTGCTTATTTGCACAGTAAAGAGTATGACTCAAATTTCTTAAATTACACAAGTAAAACTTTTGTTTAATTAAGTGCAAGGCGTTTCTAATGTTAAAAACTATTAGATTTAATAAAATAGCTAAAAAACCCCCTAGCCCATTCGGGGAGGGGGTGTCTAAGAAATTAGTCTAGAATTAATCCTCAGACTTCTGCTTGGCCTTACCAATATTAAGGGCTGCCCAATCAATAATTGAGTAAACTTTAGCCCAAATTGATCCTTTTTTCGGAGTAGGTGTGGCGGCAGCTATTGCTGAAGCAAGAGCTATTGCAGCCGTTACAACACCAAACCAAGGGTTGTTCTCTATTAATGAAATAATTGTATCCATACTAATTATTACACTTAATCAGGCAGAATTATGTAACGTTTATCTTTAATTCTTTGCCAAAATTGTTTATCTAACCACTCTTCATAAAACCTTCCTTGGTTGGCTTTGACCCAACGCTCATGTGAGTCTTTCAATGCTTTCATGGCAAATGTTGAACTTTTCCAATCTCCAACTTTCGTATCTGTTTTTCTATCAACTTTATAAATTTTAAAAAACTGTCTAAATATTTTTAAATGTGATGACTCAATGTCATGCAGCTTAGAGTATTTATCTTTTGGCGACCAATGTGGAACAGCTATTAATTTATTATCAATCTCTCCATCATCTTCAAAACCAAGCATGCCCAATACACGGCAACTCACTAAAGTGCCTCTATCGATTGGATCATGATTGAAAACAAGTACATCCAAAGGATCATTATCTAATGCAATAGTTTGAGGTATGAAACCATAATTGATTGGATATTTCAATGAGGAGACTAAACATCTTTCTAATTTAAATACATTTAAATTCTCATCATACTCATATTTTGTATTAGTTCCTTTAGGTATCTCTATAATGCAATTAACATGATCATAATTATCATGAGTTGTAGGTATATCATTTACTAAATGCATTTTAAATTAACAAATTTAGGCGCGATCTCCTCTATTTCTTCACATAGTCTAGCTATTTCATCTCTAGACATTTGAGGTGCATTATTTTTTAATTTTGTCACCTCCCAACAAAATTTTGCATAAGTATCGTCCTGATTGTATTTGTAATCAGTCTCATTATCATAAATAAAAGTATCAAATACTTCATACCTCGAAGAGTCTATACATTTTTCCATGGGGTCAAACATAGAGTTCCCAACAACAAATAAAAATATATCCTCCTTTTTAACTGTAATTTCGTGCTTATCAGTCATTTTTAGAGCAAACCTTTATATATATCTAACTGTTGTTTTCTATATCTTTTTAATAGTAAAGATTCTTCTGTCTCTTTAAAATCTGCGAATTTAGTGTGATCAATTTTATCTAATCCGAATATTTTTTTCAATTTTTGTTTATGTTTTCCGCTAATATTAAAATCAAATTTATTATTTGAATCACATGGTAACTTTAATTTTTTTGGTGCTATTTCAGAAAGTTCTTTTGATAATCTTTTTAATTCAGACATCTTTATTTTTTTAGATCTTCTTAATATTTTTTTGCACTTATTCAACTCCATAAAAAAAGTTAAATATTCTAAACTTTGAATTGCTTTTTTACCTGATTTACGATCATAAATAAACGTTTTATAGCACTCAAAACGATCATTTTCGTAATCTTCTAAGTACATTTCAAGAGGATGTATATTAATTTTATTGATTATATAATTAAAAATTATATAACTTGGTATATTATTTACAATAATTTCTTGTTCCATTTTATTATACTAACCAAACAAGATTAATATTCAAGTATTTTTATAGTATTCTTATCCTACTTCTTATTTTAGAAACGTGACGTTTTTTCTCTAAAACAGACCCACCCTCACGACTGCCAGCCCCGTTTGTATTACCCTCTATGGTAACTACATAACCGCTTGAGTCTATATCCTTTACAGCTAAACCAATATGAGAAAATGTAAATACAACTATATCTCCAGCTTTAATATTTCCATTTGTTGGTTTGCGTAGATCTATGCCATTTGCAACCTGCTGTTTAGCCCAATTCTCAAAATCCCATGCGCCAGCAGTTCTTGGTCTTTTAAATTTTATATCCTCACCATCGATAGCCTCTCTAACTAACCAACAGATGAAAGCTGCACACCAAGGCCAACCTTTATCTGGGTCAAGCCAAGTAGCTGCTTTGTATTCATCAACCCTCGGCCCACAATTG